AGTAGAGAATGAAGTAATAACTAAAGATAAGCAATTAAGTAGACTCAATGAAGAACTAGAAATAAAGCAACTATCAATTAAAAGGATTGAAAACGCATTGGATCCACTAATAGACAGAGAAAAAGAAATAATTGAATTAAAGTATTTTAAGAAGTTAAAAACATGGGAAATGGTAGGCGAAAGAGTAAATCTTAGTGGAGATTATTGCAGAAATTTAGGTAAGGACATAATCGAGAAAGTATCAAAGATATTATTCATAGAAAAATGTATATAAAATGTATATATTATCTACGGATTATTTATGGAAATTGGGTGTAACATAGTAGATAGAAAAGTTAAATTTCTCATGTATTCCCTCAATGAAATAAATAATTACCCTACAGATTAAATTCTGTGGGGTTATGTGGAGATATAACCCTAATGGTAAGGGAGCAACTTGCTAAGTTGTTAGTAATCGAGTTTTCGGTGTGTAGGTTCAAGTCCTACTATCTCCGCCATCTCCCATAAACCCAAACCTAATATAAAGGCACTTATAGAAATATAGGTGTCTTTTATTGTTATATTTTAGGAAGTATTGTAAAATGTTAATGGGGGGTGGAATAGATGTTAAAAGAAAAAATTCTTGAAAAAAAATTTAAACGATACGAAAAGAAATTTAATAATTATAAACGAGATATTGATAAGGAAATATATAGATTATATGATATACAGTTTAAATATTTTTATGATTATTATAAAAAAGAAAGTATGGAAAATACTGAATTTAGTATAGAATTTGAAAAAAGTAGATTGCAATTTAAGTTAAATAATCAATATCCGAGTATATTAGGATTATACATATCAGGTGTTATCTCAATAATATTATTTATGTCATCTTTTTTTGAAGGAAATGGCATAAGTATAACTGGAATTGCACTCATTGCAGTATCGTTAGTTTTATTTAGTGTTGCAAGTTTAATGTTATTTAATAATGAATCAGATATGTGGAATGTAGCTTTTATAGCGTTAGAAGCTATAGAACAGGAAAATGAGGAACAGAAGACAATTGAATCATTCGAAAAAATACAGCAGTCATTAAAAGACATAGAAGAATTGCTAGTAGATATAAAGAAAATTAAGCAGTTTTTGGATATAAAATGATTAAAGAGCTCTAGAAATAGGGTTCTTTTTATTTTATATAAAAGGAGGTGGCATTATGGCCAAGCTAACACCAAAGCAAAAGACCTTTTGTGATGAGTATTTAATTGACTTAAATGCCACACAAGCAGCAATAAGAGCAGGATATAGTCCAGATAGTGCGAAGGAAATAGGTTGTGAAAACTTAACTAAACCTAACATACGCGCATATATAGACAAAGAAATAGCTAATAGATCTAAAAGAACTGGAATAAACCAAGATAGAGTAATAAGAGAGCTTGCTAGAATAGCTTTTGTTAATGCTAATGATGTTATAAATATGGATGAAGCAACTTTAAAAGCAGATGCAAGTGAAGATGATACTGCTACAATTGCATCAGTAAAGGTTAAAACTATACCAACTAAAGAGGGTGAAGGTGTTGAAAGAGAAATAAAGCTTGCTGATAAACTTAAAGCCTTGGAGCTCTTAGGTAAACACCTTGGTATGTTTAAGGAAAATATAAATATAAATGCAAATGTTAATAGTACTAAGAAGTTAGATTCAATAATAGAACAGCTAGGTGATGATGACAATGAGTGATGATTATAAGCTATCACCTAAATATAAAGCATTCCTAAAGCATGAAGCACCAGTAGAATTTCTAGAAGGAACAACAGCAGCAGGAAAAACAACAGTAGGAATACTTAAGTTCATGTTAAAGGTTGCTAAGTCATCTAAGAAAATGCATGTTATAGCATCAAAGACTACAGGTGTATGTGAAAAGAATATAATCCAAAAGGAATATGGCATAACTGATGTATTTGGAGATTTAGTAAAGTATAACGGTAATGGTGATAAGGACAATAAGATACCACATATTAGATATCAAACTTCTAATGGTGAGAAGATAATCTATATATTAGGTTATGATAATGCTGACAAGTGGAAAATGGCTTTAGGATCACAATTTGGATGTGTACTTATAGACGAGATTAACACAGCAAGTATAGAGTTTGTAAGAGAGATATGTACTAGAAATATTTATTCAGAGTTTATCAATTGTAGCAGACCATTAGAAAAATATAAAAAAGATGTGCCAGTAGAAATATTAGAGCAACTCAATTCAGAAGAGAAGCCTAATTGGACCTACTGGTTTTTTAGTTTTAATGATAATGCATCTTTAAGTGAAGAGGATATAGAGAAAAAGAAGTTAAGTGCTCCTAAAGGTACAAAACTTTATAAGAATAAGATACTAGGTTTAAGAGGTAGAGCTACAGGACTTATCTTCTCTAACTTTGAAAGAAAGCCTCATGTAGTTAAAAAAGAAGAGGTTAAGAAGTTAATAAGAGATAAGAGCAATGAGTACCAGAAAGAGTATTTTGTTATATTTACAAGTGGACTTGATACAGCATATTCTTCTAATAGTCCTGATACTATATCGATGAGTTTTATAGGTATAACTAATAAGGGTAATTGCTATGTACTAGATGAAAAGGTATATAACAATGCTAAGTTAGCGGTGCCGATAGCTCCAAGTGATACAGTTAAGAATTATATAGATTTCTTAGAAAGAAACAGAGCTGAATGGGGATTTGCTAGGGATGTATTTGTAGATAGCGCTGACCAAGCCACAATAACTGAGTTTATGAAGTATAAGAGGTTGAATGGATGTATTTATAACTTTAATAATGCATGGAAGAAAACAACGATTATAGATAGAATAAACCTTCAATTAGGATGGTTTGCACATAATCAATATTATGTACTAGAACATTGTAAGGAGTACATCAAGGAATTAGAAACTTATTCATGGTTAGAGGATAAGGATAATACACCAGAAGATGCCAATGACCATATGGTTAATAGCACTCAATACGGATGGTTGCCTTATAAAGAGAAGATAGGGGTGAGAAATAGATAATGTTTGATAAGTTAAAGAATGGGGTGAGAAAAGCGGTGAGAAGTTTTTTAAATATACAAGAAGCACCTGATTACAATTTCATGATACAAGAAGGTATGAACTATGAGGCTAATGCTTTTAAGAATATGATTTGGTATAGGGGTGATAGCTATGAGTTAAATCAACTCTATAAGCAGATGGCAAACTATAATTATTCATTCTGGGGGAGCGTACCTACTGTAGGATTAGAAATAAGAAAGATACACACTGGACTACCTAAGATAATAGTTAATCAGCTTGTTAATATAGTTCTAACTGACCTTAACATAATAGAATTTAAAGAGATAGCTAAGAATGACTTATGGAAAGAAATTGTTAAGGAAAATAAGTTTAATAAGTTATTAGAGAGAGCCACCAGAGAGGCTTTGGTAGTAGGTGATGGTGCTTTTAAAATATCATTTGATTCTACTGTATCAGAGTTGCCTATATTAGAGTTTTATAGTGGTGAGAAGATAGATATTGTATATGACAGAGGAAGGGTTAAAGAGATAGTATTTCAGACCAACTATACAATTGATAAAGTAGTCTACGCACTTCATGAAACTTATGGGTTTGGTTATGTGACTTACAAGTTATTTAGGGGTGATAGTGAAGTTAATCTTAATAGTATACCTCAAACAGAAAATTTAGTTGATGTAACCTTTGATAAATCCTTTTGCATGGCAGTACCATATATGATTTATGAGAGTGATAAATGGGAAGGTAGAGGACAAAGTATATTTGATAGTAAATGTGATAACTTTGATAGCTTAGATGAAACCTGGTCCCAATGGATAGATGCATTAAGAGCTGGTAGAGCTAAGACTTATATTCCGGATGATTTACTACCTAGAAACCCTAATACAGGGGAGATATTAAAACCTAGCTATTTTGATAATAGATATATTCAAACTGATAAGTGTATGAAAGAGAATGTTGCATCTACCATAGATACAGAGCAACCTACAATACCTACAGAAAATTATATATCAACCTATGTAACTGCATTAGACTTATGTTT